AACCTTCAACAAATCCCGGCCCGCGATCCTGAGCTCGGCCCCATGATACGCAGCCTGTTCCTGCCGGAAGAAGGCGAGCAGTGGGCGGCGATTGACTTCTCGCAACAGGAACCGCGGATCTTGGTCCACTATGCTTATGTCTACGGCAGATCACGCGGGTCACAGATGCGCGGAGTCGAAGAGTTCGTCACCGCATATCGCGAAGACCCGGACATGGACTTCCACACCATGGTGGCAGAGATGGCTAACATCCCACGCAAACAGGCCAAAACGATCAATCTGGGCATGATGTACGGCATGGGCGTCAACAAGCTGTCTGACCAGCTCGACATCGATGTAGAGGAAGCCAAAGGTCTAGTCGGCCAGTATCACGACCGCGTCCCGTTTGTTAAGGGACTAATGAATGGCGTGATGACCAGCCTCAACAACCGGGGCTCCAGCGGCTCCATCCGGTCAATATTAGGGCGTAAGTGCCGATTCGATCTCTGGGAGCCCGCGACCTTTGAGATGAACAAGGCCCTGCCCTACAAAGATGCGCTCAAAGAATATGGGGAGACCACCCGGTTGAAGCGGGCATACACCTACAAGGCTTTAAACCGTCTTATCCAAGCATCGGCTGCGGACATGACCAAACAAGCTATGGTGAATATTTATGAACAAGGACGCCTGCCCTTGGTGCAAATCCACGATGAGATCGCGATGTCCGTGAAAAATCGTGAAGATGCAAATTCTGTTGCTGAAATCATGGAAAATGCTGTACCGTTGGAAGTACCAAGCAAATGCGATGTTGAGATTGGTCCTAGCTGGGGCGAAGCTCGGTGAGCTTTTTCATGGTATTCCTCCCTAAACTGGCCCCGAGCTTTGCTTGGGGCCTTTTTTCTCTTGTATCTCTGCCACTTGTCCTATATATTCCCTTACAGGAGGTGTAAATGGACACTACCAAGTGGAAATCTGTGCTTGTACCCATCGAGGTATACGAACAGATTCGTAAGATAGCTCGCCAAGAAGGACGGACCATTAGTGGTCAGCTCCGGATTATGTGGGATATCTACAAAAAACACGCATCCTGACTGCTGAAGACATGATGTCAATTCAGTTGACATCTTTTTTTAGCTGTAGTATGGGATAACTTCTATCAAATCGTATATGAGGAACATGAAATGCCTATTTTCAAGACCGGGGTAGAAATCCCCCCAATAAATAACCCGATCGCCAAGCGTAAAGGCACCCGCAAGTATGCTTGGATCAACGATTGGAAAGTCGGTGACATGATCGAGCTCTCCACTGAGAGAGAAATGTTTAGAGTCGATGCCGCTGTTCGTAAGTATGGTATCGACGATAAACCTGCTAAGCTGGTTCGTCGCAAGGTTGAAGAAAACGGTCAAACCTTTTATCGACTTTGGAGGGTTGAGTAACCGACAGATGCTTGATGCAGCTTTGATCTGTCTCGCTACGGCGGTCTACTTTGAGTCCAGAGGCGAGCCCTTTGTCGGGCAGTCCGCCGTAGCCCACGTTGTGTTGAACCGGGTGGATGACACCCGGTTCCCCAACGACGTTTGCTCCGTCGTTAAACAGGGCCCCACCTATTCTTGGAAACCTGAGTTTCCCATACGAAACATGTGCCAGTTCAGCTACTACTGCGACGGCAAGTCTGACATGCCAACAGAAGAAGACGCATGGCAGACCGCGGTCCTCGCAGCTTTTGGCGCGATGACCGAGCGCACATACGACCCAACCGACGGCGCAACACACTATCATGCTGATTATGTCCAGCCTGAATGGGCCGAAGTTAAATACAGAACTGTCCGCATCAATGACCACATCTTCTATAAGTGGGAGGGCTACAGATGAAGTGCCCAGAGTGCGGCGGTGAAGGCGAATGTGAATACGAGGTAGAAGTCCCCGCGCCTATGGCGTGGAACGGCGGCTGGCTCGAAGGACGCATTATGGAGTGTCAACTGTGTGAAGGAACGGGAGAAGTCGATGATTGTGAGGACGAAGAATAGAGAGCTCCAGTACCCACCAATAGAAGAGGTGGACATCATTCAGAAACGGTTAGACGCGGGCCGCTGCCCAAAGTGTGATACTCACCTCAAAGAGCCCACGCGCTGCGGCACTTGCAACCTGCAACTTCCCAGAAACTTAGCTCCTAAAAAGTCCTTGTCTTTCCCATAAATTCGCGTATGTTGGGAGCGTTCCCGTAGTTGGGCCCCGGAGAGAAATCTCCGGGGCTTTTCTTTTATGTTGACTATGTATGCGATAAGTCTTATATACAGGTTACACCAACTAGGGAGGACCGAATGATTGATTTTGATACTGAAGATCTCAAGGTGATCGAGCGCAGCATGTCCATTATGAAAGGCGTCCTGCCTGAAGCAGACCCGGATTGGAAAGGGGCGGGCCGCATTCAGAAGATGATTATGAACAGACCGTCGGAGCCGGAAAGCCCCCCGCTGCCGCCTGTCGTCGCCGATATCATTGCCAAAGTCAGTGGCCTGTCCACGGTGATTGGTGATGTCACCTCGATTCGCGGCGATGGCCGCATGATGGCATGGGCCGGTAAAGAAGATTACTGGTTCTGGC